GTAATATGTATAATTTCCTAAATTACTACCATCTGCATGATATTCTCTTCCACCACTAATCACTCTGCTCCAATCAAATTTCACAAAATTAATATCTTTGTGATCACTAAAACCTTTAGTTCCAAATTTTATAAAGTGAAAAGGTCCAGAGATTGGAGTTTCGCCTTCAGCCCTTTGCGATTCATTAATAAAGTATCTAATACGAATTGAATCAAAGGATGGGTTAGCTGGTAAATTTAAAAACAACCCTACGTCCATCTGTTGTGATGCTCCAGTAACAAGATCTTGACTGTTACGATAAAACAAATAATCATTTGAAATAGGTTTGTTTAATGTATATGTCTTACCATCAAAGGTTGATGTTTGTTTAGTTGCATACACTAGACTACCTTCTTTGTCTGTGCCAATTACATTAGGATTATGAAATGCTAATCCTTTTGTGCTACTAATATTAACATGAAACCCACTAAATTTTGTTAGTCCATAGCCTTCAATTCCAAACTGATCTTTTACTGCAAATTTATTAGGAACATTAATGATGTCAACTTGATCATATGCTTTAAACAAACTTACGTCAAAGAAGTTTATAGGTGGTCTTGGTGGCAGTGGATTAGTTTCTATAGGCTCACCTGAACTATCTGGATCTTCATTTGGAGGAACAATTCCAATTGGACTAATTGGAGCACCTCGTTGTCTTGGACGTAAAGAAATAGGATCTGGACTATAAATTGGCGGTGGAACATCTAATTGTCCTACGCCTCCAGTTGCAGGATATATAGACGCATCATGTTCCACTGCGTTAATGTTGACAGTCAAGTCGGGATTTAAATCTACTCTTACTATCCTAAATGATACGTTTGTTAATTGTAAAGTTGTATCTGTTATTCTTATAACATCGCCAACTTCAACTGCATGAAGTTCTTGTGTTGCTCTAAATTTAACAGAACGTTGTTGTCTTGATTTCAAATAAATCATTCTAGCATTTTCATATGCCATTGCTTTATTTGTAATTGTATGGAATGTAAATTCTTTAGACAACTCTTCATCATTGTCTATAGTTTTATCAGCACTTACATTATAAAAAACTTGTTGGTTAGTGAATTCTAAATCAGGATCAACATAGTTTACTATTGCTTGATTTAATTTGGTTCTTTTTCTTTCACCTTGTAAAGTAATACCGCCATGGACAACATTCTTGTCAACGTCATATGCAATCTCAACAGTTGTTGAGGTAATGTCTGTGGCGTGTCCACCATCTTCAACTTTTAATTTATACCTACCTTGTATATACGGCATAATGCCTCTACCACCACCAATTAAATTTTTTACATTAGATAAAATTTTATTGTTAGTGTCAACAACAGTATTACAAGTTAATGCCTTGCCTGTGTAGGTATTATTATAAGTTACTGTTTGATCATATTTGTTTGCGGCAACCCAAAAACTATATGCGTTAATTTGTTCTTTAGGAATACCTGCACCATAGCGTGGGTTCATCAAATAATCTAAAATACAGTTAGCCGGATTTGCATTATAACTTTTACTTAGGTCTGCATAGTCATTAGCTAAATTTAAAACTCCTACTGGAGCCATATTTCTTACATTATAAACTAACTTACCACAAATATCAAATTGAACTTGTGGTATTCCGCCTCTAAAAGGATTATTATTAGCGTCGTCTTGTGTTTTAATTTCTTTCCATTCAAAACGCATTGCCACATAAGCAACACCAGTCATAGTTCTATCTTTACCTGGCCAAACTGGTGCATCATCCATGATACTTGCTACTGATGGATTACCTGATCCACCATCAAAGCATTGAAATCTTATTCTTCCATTAAACCTGTCCTTATTAACAGGAACATCAAACCCATTAGAATAAAAACCGCCTGTTGAAAATCCATTGCCAGATGTATATTCACTAGGCAAAGGTAACTCAACGTCATCAACTATAATTCTTTTTACACCTTGGATTTGTCCTTCTGACAATGCGTAAACGGCCCATAGATATTGATTATTTGTTGAACCTGTTTCTGCATGAACAATAACTCCTCCAACTCTTCTAAATCCATAAACAACAGGTATAGCAACATTGGTTCCTTGCTTTGTAACAGTTACACCAGTCGCTTGTTGATCTGCTTGTGGTTGATCTGGAACATCAGGTGTGCCAAATGGTGCTAATAGGAAACTGAAAATGTCGCCGACAAATTCTACAATGACACTAATAATAGTGCCAATAACTTCACCTATCCATTCAATTACACCGCCCACTTGACATCTCCTATATTTTGTGTTACAATACTACTATAATTTAACTTAATGGAGTTTACAATGTTACATGGAAACCAAATTAGATTAGGGTTAGGTAGACGTAAAGGCGATCCAATTAAACGCTTTTGGTCTAAAGTAGATAAAACAGGTTCTTGTTGGGTTTGGACAGCAACTACGCATGAAGAAGGATATGGCAAATTTTTTGTTGATGGCAAACATTGGCAAGCACATAGATATTCTATGCACATCTCAAAAGGATTAGATCCAAATAAACCTCTAGTGTGCCACACTTGCGATAATCCACCTTGTGTAAATCCTAACCATTTGTATAATGGAACTGTTAAAGATAACAAACGAGACGAAGTTGAACGTAATACAACAAACAAATATTGGAAAAGGAATAGGTAATTCATTATGCTGGTATCCTATGTATATAATGATTGCCACAATGACTACCATTCTTGTGTTCAAAGTATGTTGATGCTCTGTCTATTGCATCTGCTGATCCTATCCAGTCTTTATTAAATGCACAAATATCACTTTCAAAAAACTGTGCTCCGTGTTTTTTACAGACTGCTATAACTTCTGACCATAACATATCTGCAATTACTTTATTACGTTCGCCATCTAAAATATAAAAGAAAGCTAACTGCCCAAACAAAGTAGGGTTCCATAATTTAGTATGTAGGTAGAATATAGCATAACCTATAATGTCATTATGTTTTTCTACTACTAAACATTTAATACCATCATTCATTAATATTCTTTTTAATTGCTTTGACAAATAAACATCGTCAATGGGTATTACTGAATTGAATTCTAATTCACCAGCATGATATTTTGCTATGTTTAAAATTCCGTTTAAATCTTTGGGTTCAAATTCTCTAATCATTATTTTTTGCCCCAACGTATATCTTTAATTGCTTCATGTGAATATTCCATGCTAAAGTCTGCCGGATATTCTCTTTGGAAGTTTTTTAAATTTGTTCTACGACAACTTACTTTTTCAAAGTTAGAAAATAAACTGTCTACTTGGATAGCCAGTCCTGCTGTTTTTTCTGCATCATTAATTTGATAGCCAGCAACACGACCTTGGAATATTAAAATAGGTCCATCGCCTGTGCTATCATCTATAATACTATTGTCAGTCTGGTCAACTAATGCTCTATGTATAACAACATCTTTATTAATAAGAGAACTAACTGCAAACGTAGAAACTGTTGTTGGATCTAAAGCACTTAAGGTTATTGTAATACTTGTGATTGATAATTCGGAAGTTTCACTTGCTGAGGTAATACTTAAAAAGATTCCTTGTGCTGAGAATGTTTTAGAATCGTAAACAATATCATAAGGAGCGTCTGTGTAATATGTGCCATTTAGATCTAATAGCAAATAAGTTACAATAGCATCTCTGGCTAATGCTGTGTTAGTGTTTCCACCTGCTAGTCGTGCCATTAGTAAACCTCTTGCACATCTATTTCAAAACTTACAAATCCTTGATTATCGTAACCATATTCTTGTAAATCATTAGAAATTATAAATCTAAATGCGACTTGGTTAACAGATATAGGTTCTCCAGCACTATCGCTGTCCACTGCTGTAACTAATGCTGGTTGAAATTGTATTGTTCCTGCGCCTGCTCCGTCAGTAGTAGCGTCTTCTGTAACCATGTAAACTTTTGTATGATTAAAAAACCTAATAACATCGCCTGCTCTTAAAATTGTTTTACTTGTTTGATCTGATGTTACAGCAATACTAGTCGATCCAGCGGCCGTTGATGCCGCACTTGGAAAAGTTACTTGACTTGGATAACTGCCACTGGTATCTGATATAGTTGGAATAACTAAATCAAACTCATTTAAACTACCTTGACATCTAGCAACAAAGGCTTGAACTGCCCTAAAGTCACCAGCCGATGTAGATGGAAAAGCTAAAACGCCCTGCCATAGTGTAGTGGCATTCGTTGCTCTAACAGTTCTGCCACTTGCTGTTTCTGTTTTCTTTGTAATTGTTTTCTGTTTAAATTTAAGAGCTTTAAATCCTAAACTAACTGGAAAAAATCCTATATAAGCCATTACGCAAACTCCTTTTTTACTCTACAGTAAATTTGTTTTCTACTTAATCCTGTTTGTTCTGTGGCTTCTTTTATATCTGTATATGTAACACCTTCAAATGTTATAGGATTACCTTTTCTGCCTGTGCCTGGTATTCCTTTATTCCAAGGTGTATAACCTTTTTCAAATTGACCTTTGCTTTCACGACAGTTATCACCAAAAGTAATTTTTTTGATGTTAGATAATTCATATGCACCAACATCACCATATCTTGCCATTACAAGTTTATCTGATCCAACGCCACGATTTTCAAAATCATTGCCCCACCAATTACGCCATTCTTCAAATGTTAATTTGAATTCAATGCCTCTTTTTTTGGCATCACCTTTTTGTTGCGTATACGCTTTTTTCATTTTGTTTGTCATAACATTATTATAACATACTGTAGAGTGAAAGTCAATCATTAAGCAGTTACTCCCACTTTGCCTTGTTGATTCATAGCATTGTTAATAATACCAACAATAGTTCCACGTCTTTCAACAAGTAGTTGATCAAAGTCCCTTGCATCAACTGTTGTTA